TATCTTTTTGGCGTCTTCCGTGTTCGCCAAATCTTGTAACTCCCGCATATTCTGTATTTCTAAATCGTGCGCCCTAATAGCTTCCAGCTCTTCTCTATGCTCCTCCTCCAACCTGGAAATAGTGACACTTTTCAAAGTAACCCCTATGGTTTCAAACATACCACTTATGGAACCGGCACTTGCGGCCATCAAACGTAATCCATCTATTACAAAGGACATAAACCAAGCAAATCCGGCTTTGGTTGCTGGGTCGTTCAATGTCCTGGCTAATGCGTCAATAGACTCGGCAATAGTGTCTATTCCATTGTCCGCTGCACTTTCGTTTAGCAACGATTGCCAAGCGGTCTCTAAGTTAGTCATAGCCCGGTTAACAGTGAGAGGAAGACCCTCGACCAGCTTTTTATATTTTTCCTGCTGTTTAATCAGAGCATTGAACACCACCGTTGTTGTCAACAGCCCGTCCTTAGACATTTTCTTGAGTTCCCCGCGAGTCTTGTCCAACGCAGTAGCAAGCAGATCCATCAACGCCACATTATTCTCTGAGATTGAACGATACTCGTCGCCAGCCAACTTACCGGAAGCCATAGCCTGTGATAACTGAAGCATGGAGGATCTGGTTTCCTGGGCAGATGCGCCGGAGAGCCGGAGAGTAATCGCTACAGTTTCGGTCGCACTAATCAGATCCTCATGGGCTACCTGCAACCCCTTCATTGACATCCCCATACGGGCGTACAGGGTGCCAATAGCATCATAGGAACTATAGGTATCCATGGCGACCTGATTAAGATCATCCTGGGCTTGCTCTAGCCCCACAGTAGCATCTGCAACCAGCTTGATCCGACCACCGAGTTCCTGGTAGGAATCAACTAAACGGACAGCACCTTTAATTGCTCCACCGATAAGGTTAGCCCCGACCAATAAACCAATGGCACCATTCAGCCGAGTAAAAGACTGCTGAAGACCGCCCACGGATTTCTGGGTCTTCTTTAGAGTCTTGTCCATATTACCTAACTGCTTTGCGGCATCTCGGCTGACAACTCGGATTCGTACAAAGTGCTCTTGTGATGTAGATGTGGGCATAACTCAAGCCTCCGTGACAAATCAAAAGTACAGCATTATTTATCTTTATTGCTGTGTTCCTGTTGTATTCCATCTAACGTAGAAATGCAATGATTCAGAAGTTCCTCATCTTCACCATTCAACTTGTTTACCGCAATATACAACTGAATTGCGGTCCATGGAATAGGGGCGAACCCGAAACCTACCGGGCGACAAGTGGAAAGTTCTATATAAGCATTCCATAACCATTCCACTCCATCAATCTCTGGCCTGTTTTCCAAGGCTTTAGATTCGCCGCCTGAAGCAACCAGATCCTCTAGGTTCCTTTCATACTTTCCCCATTCCAATTTCCACGTTACGAGTTTCCCAATGGATCAACCATTGCCGTCAACTCTTCTTTTCTGAACGACGCCATGTTCATAGCGGCATCCCGAATAATATCGAAAACATCCGGCATCTCAACGAACAACTTAACCACGTTCTCCTTGGTCAACGGGGCATCTTCATCCGAGCCTTCAAACCGAATCCCTTTCCAGCCAATAACAACGGATTCGGCATAAATTTCATAATGCAAACGATCACTCGTAGCATCATCCATTTGTTTAGCCTGCATCCGGCGTTGAAATGGTGCCGTGATTCTGGTGTATGATCTACCGAACTTCTTGTTTCCGCCACCAGCGCGAAGAATCCGGATACTGATTGATTCACTCAGATCGACATCAATCCCTAGTTCACCTTCCAAATCATCGTCACGTTTGTAAAGATCTAAACCTTGAAAACCGCTCATAATTCACCTGCGTATCTTATCCTGCGAGATAATAAGGAGGGTGTGACACGGAAATAATCGACCGCAGGAACCGATTATTCGGGTGGCCGCATCACACCCCTTTTCTTTAGACCGGCTCAAGTGTTGAGTCGCCCCATTGGATCGTCAACGTAGACTCCTCAGAGCTATCGTACAGTGCGTTCATACTGAGGTCATTAACCACATCGGTTCCTGTCCCACCGGCAACCACAGAATCCCCGGCAAACTTCATCCGGGGGAACAAGGAGGAAAACATCCCTTCAAAAGTAGTTATCGGAGAATCTGCTTTTTGCACACGGAACAACATCGTATGTTCTGACTGAGCTAACACGGCTTCCATCAGCAGGTTATCTGAGAAATGAACCGTCGCTGTCAAATCAACTTCACAACGACCAATGGCAACATTTTTATTGAACAGGGAACCTATGCACTGAATGCCACGATAATTATTGTTCAAAGTGAACCCGAAGTTACCGAAACACCGACCCAGGGCAGCATCCGTAAGTGGCGCCCCGCCGAACTGAAGATTAACAACATCCGGGGATCTCAAGACAACCGGATCAACAACAGGAGTAGCAGTAGCAACATCAACAATATCAATAATCCCAGCTTCCCCGAGGCCAGTGTCACCCGTCGCACCGACAACATACTCCTTACCAATTAGGCCAAGGCCGTAAGCCACAGGGCTGCCAGGGCTCGTATTGACGTTGAGTGTATTTACAACTACGCCAGTTATGATGTGATACAGGAAATCTACATCAGGGGTTCCCTCTGGATCAGGAAACCGTTTTACAACTACCAGGGATTTTTGAAGCACTCCGACTTTTACCTCCTCCATGTTCGCCGGGTCAGCTCCTCCTACTGGGGCTGGGGCAGGATCAACATCATTTGCCATTGCAGATTCAAGCACTAACTTGAGAGCTGGACAAATTACCAACTCGGTACTAATGTCTCCTTGGGCATTGATCCCGTTCAACAGGGAATCTAGCACCTGTCGATTATCACTCTGCAAATTAGACAGGGATACTTGAACCTCGGGCATCATCCCTTCCGACGTTATAGGTAACTCATAAAAGGTAGTAGGTAAAGCGGTTTCAGAACCGTAATCATCGGCACCTTCTTCGCCTATGGAAATGCGAACTAAATCACTGGATACAGGCATGAGGAGTCTCCTATTTTATGCCGAATAATTATAAGTGTATTGGGCAGCAACTTGATACCCAAAAAAGTTACCACTTGACGCATTCACCTGTGAAGGAAATGCGGTTTCGGGTGGATCTACCGTGGTAAATCGAAGACCACCTGGAAATGACGCCGATCGCATCAATGCCCGAACACTCTCTGCGTACCCAAGGGCGACGGAGCTACCGGTGCCGGAGGCTACAAACACTGTAATGATAACCTGCCCTTCCTCCAGATAACAACTAACAGAAGAGCCGATTGACAACTTGGACTCACCGGATGAAATAAACCCATAGGTTAGCCATGGGGCAAGATCCTCTGGGGGATCATCAAATTCATTCTCTTCACCGGCGATTGTTGTACTGCCCCAATTAGCATCCAAGAAGGCTTTTACTGCGTCCCTTACAAATTTACTGCTCATAGTACCCCCTTCGTTACGCTCTTAGGCCGAATGACCAGGGCTGGATAAAACTGGGAAGTCATCCCTAACCTTGCCCCAAATTTATAGGGGAGTGACAATTGGAGCCGAGTGTATTTTATTCTCACGCTTTCTCCAAACCTGGCTTTGGCCGCCCGTTCGATCGCCCGGTACACCCCGCTAGGGGCTTGCATGGACCATGCGAGGGAACGAGTCTTTGATATAACCATGTTCCCTTTGTTCTTCCCTCGTTTTATTCTCCGTGCTCGGCTGGTATGGGTCAAGCCTCCACCGTGCTCTATACGACGAGCATAGGGCATAGTGTTAACAAACACATGCTTGGACCCCTGAGTATGCTTCACGGTGTTAAAATTCCGCCGGAAGCTAACAATATTCGTGGTGTTGTCGATAGACATTACCGCTCGGCCATCTACCATGTACAAATGGGCATCTTCGTAATGAGATGACCGGAAGCCCTTAACATCCTGTGGACGCTTATTCCGATATGGCGACCGTATAACCAATTGTTCCGCTATCCAGGCCAACATTTCATCCATGGTGGAGGAATTATTCTGGTAAACGATAGTTCCCCCAGACCGGACCCCGAACTCACTGGCGCCCAATTTATTGTCCACCACCTTCAGATAGTCAGTGGATAACTTTGGGAACCGGTTTGTCATCTGATCCCTTTTCAAAGTGTCCATAGCCAAGTTTGCAGTTATAACCCGCAGGAATTTTCCATCTCCGGGGTTAATCCTCCAGTCTTCGCTTACCTTGATAAGTGATCCGGTTGCCATATTATCCCCCTGTCGTCCTGACTTCATAGCCGACAAGCTCACCATGGGTTTCCAGGGGACGTACCAAAGAGATGGTGAAATAATCACCAGTCTTCAAAATACGGTCTCCTTTCTTCGGTGGTACAGGAAAACCTTTGGACACCAAGTCTGCATATTCCAAAGTAAACCGGGTATCCTGTTGACTTATTTCATGTGCCACAGGAGACTCTTCCGCATACCGGCGGAGAACTGTGATGGGGATCTCAAGCGCGGGGGGTCCGATCCGGATCAGTGTCGCAGGCATACCGTGCCGGGCGAACGAACGGGCGAAAGTGATTCTACCTTGAGCCATTTATCCCCACCCCTCTGATTCTTTGCGTTTCCGAATCGCGTTTAATTTATCAGCGATGTCCTGGGCTTCTTTCCTGGTCTTCTTGGTGAATTTGCACAGCCCTCCATAAACAACTTCATAGTAAATACCATACGGTTGTTTAATTGGTTCCACTTTGTACACGGCTGTAGTCATTATCCAAATACTCCAAACGCTCGTTCTGATCTGAACGTGTCCAAGAGATTCGCATAAGGGGAAAGGATTTTTGGGGTTAATGAACTGCCCCCTCCAGAAGATACATAATCTTCAGGTGCGAAATAGGCCAACGTAGTAGCCCCATCGACCCGTTCCGATTTAATCGGGCCAAGTTCAGAATCAGTATCCCGGTTGCTATACACGGTCTTCACGGCTTCCTTTATAACATAATCCACCATCGGCGGTATTGGATCATACCCACCAGTATAAGTGAACTCAAAGTCCCCACTTCGGCTAATGGTTAAATACAATAATCCGAGATCCCCGTCCAAGGTGTAATCGGACTCACCAAAGGTAGTTCCATTGGCCACTACCAAGCTCACGGCTGACACCGGGTAGTGCTTCAGTAGGAAAGTGTCAGTATCATCCACATGCACAAGTGTCTGGAAAACCTCGGCTTCTGGGAAGGCGCGTTGGCAGTATTCCTCAACCGCCTGAATAACGGCAGCCAGGACCAGGGTCAAATACGCATCGTCTGCCGGGGTGGTAATCCCGAGGTACGACTTTATATCGGTCAATGTTGGGTAGCCCATTCAAGCCTCCAGTAAATTAAATGTGTCGAGCCTCCGGAAATCATACTTCTCTTTATACCCGGACTTCTGCCAATGGGGCAAATCCCAGCCCCACATATCATATCCGTTTTCAATATCCTCTAACCCGTGCGCCCGTATGACTTCCTTGATTGCGACAATGACTTTTTTGCAAGGTTCTTCCTCCCATCTTGCTGCACCGTTTATCCATGGGACCAAATCAATCGCAAGACCATAAAGGTGGTAACTGTCCATGGTTATACTAGCACCAGAGTTGACCATTTCTCTCTGCTCTTCGTCCGTCCGTACCCCATCAAAAATAGTGAAGTCCTGGCTGGTAATTTTTATTGCTTCCGTTGCAATAAACCCTAGTTCTGGGTAAACCCCAATCAGATTAGATAACGACTTGCGGCCTAAGTAGAAATTACTCATTTCCCAACACCCCTCTTTCTAGCCACCTGAGCCGGGAGTTTATTTCAAGATGATCTGCGGCATTGTCATCTTTACACTCCACTATTGATGTTTTTATAGATCCTCGATTTTCATCAATATAACGCATTATTTCTACCTTATCCTCCCTCGCATCATCCTTAGTGTGTCTTTTCCCAACATCTTGAAATTTGAGCATGTGTGCTATTTGCACTTTGACTGGTTCTAACTTCAAATCAACCAACCCATCCATGCTGTCATGAAAATGTTGCATTGCCTTTATTTGATTTTGGAGTGGAGTGATTCGCATGACACTTCTTTCATCCAAATTATCATACGCCCAGGCAAAAAAAGCACCGCTGGGAAGTAATAAACCAATCACCATCCCTAAAATTGTAGCCCACATCCGCCAGTCCGGATTCGTCCGTATTTTTTCAGCAACCATCCCCACTCCAAACAACAACATGTTCTTTTTGCCTAGTAACAAAAAGCCAACTTCACCTAGATTATGATCGAAAATCATTACTCCCCTCTACTTACACGGGTCCGCGCAAATGCGGCGAAATAACTACATCCCGAGGCGTAGCATAAGACGAGGGTAAGCGCTCCTGTAAATCCAATCCGCCGCGTCTAAGCGCCTCCATGACAAGTTCTGAACAGAACCACCGATCATCTGCTGGCGACTTCCTACGAGTCAAGAAACGAACAATCCCCCGGTAGTCATATTTTTTACCAAGCTGGGATTTCAGGAAGTCCATTGTAGCCAGTGAGTCATATTCACTTTCGATTTCAAAAGTGTCAATGACTGTACCGGATTTATGCGCTTCCGTGGGCGAGGCAACATGCCGGACGCCCAACAGCGCCCACGCCTCAATCACCGTGCCATCATCCAGCAGAAAAGCAACATGACTGTAATCAGAACGAGTCTGGATTTTAATCAATTTGGAAAAGATCGACCTTCCTTTGTATGCGAGTATTTTCATGGCATCACCCCCGGCAACCGCTCAACAAGTCCGTTTATCGCCTCGAAGGCATCACCAACTGGAGAAGACCCCCCGGCCTCAACCTCCAGCTCACAATCGCTTGTTATCTTTACCTTAACCCCAGGAACTTCTTTCGCAGTTGTTCCATTGACAGTACAACTTTTAACCCCGTCGGGGCTCACAGTATTTTCATAATGATAAACTGCGCCCCCGGTATGAGCCTCACCATACGGTGAAATTGACTCGCACGCACTGAGGACCAACGCAAATACAGCAACAATCCAAAATTTAATCATGATACATCCCACCTCTGTTATTTTCAGAACACCCTGCAAGGCAAGCAACTATTATCACGGCAAGCAAACACAAGCCCAACACGATCCATTCAACCATCTTTATCCTCCGCGAACAGTCGCGGCAACAACACCTTCCCATCTTCCAGCAAGTGAATCAGCCCCGAGGACCAACAATACGACCTTGTAAATTTCTCCTGCGGTTATCCCTGAAATTGGGTTAACCGTTTTAGCATATTCCCCATCACTATCGGTCACATAAGCCAGGGTCAAAGGCCAAGTTTCCCCAACCACTTCAGCGTCCGCACTGTCATACACCGTCACGGTAACAGTCGCATCGTTTACATAGATTGGATCGACCAGGGGATTTGTTATGATCGCCTGGAAAGATAGCGAGTTATCAGGATGTAAGGCTAAGACGAAGGACATTGTGTAACCTCTAAATCGGCATCAAGTGCCGGCTCTATAATAACACTAGAATCTAAAACGGGATATGTGGAAAGGCCACCATTCAGAATAGGAGAAACAGACACGCTGACACACAGGAATCCATTACCCGCAATCGGGATAACTCTCCACTGTCCTGCGAAAGAAGCCTGACCGGCGAATGCTGCAATTGCGGGATAGTTGTACTTTGCAGTACCAAGCCCGGTTAAAGACCCGGCGGCCACAAAGTTGGCCTGTCTAAAATAAGTAGCGGCTCCAGATAATCCTACCGACGATCCGCCGCCGAAACTTGCCCCAGCTCTGCGTACAACTTTCGCAGTTGTTTGAAGGGTGGAAGTGGCCAGGAAAGAAGCGACGCCGGCTGTATCCGAAGACGTTGACCCGACAGCAGAGAAAACAGAAGACCCGTTAAACTCCGCCGTGGAAGCACGAACAGCTTGGCCAGCCAGTGATAATGTCCCGGCACCGGTAAAGGCCGCAAAGGCCGCCCTGGTAACACTGGAATTAGCTCCGGTAAATGCCCCAACACCTGAGAATAAGGCATTACCAGGGTTAACCCCTACCAGATCTCCAACCGCAGCAAAAGATCCATCTCCCACAAAGGCAGCAGAGGCCGCCCGGGTAACACTGGGATTAACTCCGGTAAATGCCCCGGTGCCTGAGAAGGAAGCACTCCCAGGGAAATAGCTAAGATATTCACCAGATGCAAGAAGTGAACCAGACCCGGCAAATAAGCTGCCGGCCTTGTTGATCTTGCTTCCGGCAGCAGAATAAAGCCCCTGACCGGCAAAAGCGGCAACCCCTGACCGATTGGTAACCGGTGCGCCTGCAAATGCGCCTGAGCCTGCAAATGCGCCTGAGCCTGCCCTATCTACCGCCGGGAGAGCGCCGAAGGACGCACCGCCGACAAACGCACCAACACCATCGTAAATTTTGACCTGTTGACCTGTTGCAGATAAGAACCCGGCAGCAGAGAAGGAGGCCGCCCCGGCATGAGAATAACCCCCGGTGGCCGACAAAGAACTGGCGCCGACAAAGGCCGCCGTGCTTTCATACCTTACCTTTGCGTCACCGAGACCGGCGAACGAACCTACGCCTGCAAAGGCCGCAGTTCCCTCATACCTGACAATGGCATCCCCAACGGCGGCCATGGTTCCGGATGCCGCAAAGGTTGCAGTACCGTCGTAAGTGGTTGCCCCGGTGTAATCCACATTCCATTCAACGGCGCCGACTTCAATAGTTGTTTCTTGTGCCGGTGGATGCGTGTCAGCATCACATTCCATTATCAACCGAACATCTGTATCGGCGGCTTGGGAAGAAAGAAGGCTGGCATCCCAAGTCAGAGATATGACCTGCCCACCTGAACTAGTGGCAATGACGTTGCCGGTTTCGTCGTATAGCGTTGCTCTTAGTGTGGCCCCTTCATACAGATAGAATCTTAGCCTGTCTGGATTTCTTGTGCCGAAAGTTGCACCTACTTGAACCCGAAATTCTTGCAGACCAGCACCCGTGGTTAATGAACCAGCGGCATCAGGGAAGTCTACTTCCAGATAAGTATTCGCGTCCCCATCAGGTGCATTCAGCCAATTACTATCCGGGCTATCCGGATCATCCTGAATATCTGAAACCGTACCAGAGAGATTAGTCTGGACAAGCAGGACATCGGGGCTTAGGGTTTCAGCGGCCATGGTTTAACTTTTTGGCTCTTCCACTTCTTCAGGGCAGAGAGCAATAACGTCGCTACAAACATACACTTCAATCCCCGACTGAGGAGGCGCTGGAACCTCCTCACACGCCTTGGTGCTGGTAGGTAGTGCATAGACACAGCCATCCTCACCAATGATGAGATTTGGATTTCCTTTCTTCCCGCCTTCACCGGCAGCAAGGCCAGAAAGACCCAGGAAAATAATCATAAGAAACGCCCAATACATTTTCATTTTATGTTCCTCTAATAATTTACCGGCACATCAGACGCGATACTTGTTCCTCTCACTGTCAGTAACGCCGGTTTTAGGTGGCAAATAGGGATCACTTGTTGCAGCACTCAGAAAGTTCTGATAACTGTTATCAGGAACCGATTGGCCATACAAGACAATCTTCCACCCTGGCGAAAACATATAAAGGTACAACCCCGCATCGTTTACGTTGATCCACCTGAACCCATCGTAAACCCAGTAGGGGCCGCCCTGCTCAATCTTCCGGCCAACCTCGGAGTCTTCCACCACAACCATCTGAACCCCGGCTTTAGGGGCCGCGTCCGGTGTACCGTCTTCATCGCAGTAGGTAGACCCGTCTGCATAATAGATCTTGTACTTCGGTGGTTTCGGACGACTCATATTGGCCCGGGCTTTATATACCCGTCCCATTATGTTTCAGTCACAGATATATCACCGGCATCAAATTGATAACTGTCGCCATCGCCCAATGTCGGACCACCAACAGAATCTTCGTAATACTGCATGTTCCCGGCACTGGATTCATCCATTACTGCGTGACCGTCGATTGCAGACCAAGCACCACCGGCAGCCGTGAATTTAACTTCGCCGCCATTCAAAGCAACCCCGTCGGATGGGGCATTCAGGCCAATAGCGATACGGGCATACCCGTTACCACTCAGCTCGACGCCGCCGCCAGCTTCGCCAGGGGCGGTACTGAAAAGAGCGACATACGCGCTCTTCGTTGTTTCACCCGTGCCTCTGCAAAAGTGATTAATTACTGCATTTTCATGGGTATCAGTTTTACCGGAAGCCATTTCATACTCCTTACAATTTCAAAAAATAAACCAGACGGTCATTTTACATACTCAGAACGACTCCCGTCGGTGTCTCGTTCTATGTGAGCATCTACAAAAGTTGCTCTAATATCACCACTTTCACCATCTGTCCTGGCCAACTGGAATTGAACAGTGGCACTTATTCCAGCGTCCGTCATATCAACATCGGCCAACGGAGTGATTTGATTCAAAACCCCAGAGACATAGGGAAACACGTTGTTTGCTTCACTAGTCGCAATTACCACAGTCGTCCATGTTGTATTTTTCGCCGCGCTATTCTTTTGCACTCGGTATTTGAGCGTAAATTCCCTTTCTGTTGCATCGGGCTGTTCCCAATGAATGTGCAATGCCATTATCCCATCGACGATTGCAGCATGGGGGTATTGGAAATTGAAATTAACAATATCCGCCTCAGTGGAAATAGAGCCTCCAGGCAGAAAGAGAATAGCATTCTCCGTGTAATCATAGGCCACCTTTCCACTGGTGGAGGACAATCGTTTACCGGTCAACGAACCAACCAAATCATCCCAGGTTGTCACATCTCCGACGCGCACGGCTGTACCGTCCTCTTCAATCTTAAACCGATTGGCCCCTGCGCCAAATCCTGTATTCTTCGCGTATTCGTTAATTTCTCTCATTCGTACACCAGGGGCTCCCCGTCCTCAGTGACCAACAGTTGACCTGTGGACCCATCGAACAAGTAATTCATATCCTTACCATGCCCAACGGCTCCGGTTACATGAATAGGC